CTGCGTCAGAAATTCGACAAATAATACCTCCTAATATCTTTTGTGTCAATTTATAAGTGTATGGATTTGCCACTAAAACAAAAATAAACGCGGAAAATATGGTAATTTGCCATTTCATATAACTAGAATCAGTCATTGTTATAATATATTTAAATACTTATAATATTTTCAAATACTTAAACTTTGTTCAAAGTCTTTAAGTTGTTTTCTTAAATATATATATATATTCATCCTATATTCATCCCTTATTCAACATCTTGTATTGCTTCCAACTTATGTCCACTTGCGGCCCCTTATATTCCGGTTCTACTACACCCGTTACCGCATTTAACTTCTCCGCCTTTCTTAAAGCGCTATCTACATAGATTTTCTTTAGAAGCAGACCAACCTCGAACGACCCCTCGTGCTGATCCATTTCCCCGTCCTCTATCTTTCTTAATACATCAATGAACTGAAATAATATCTTCAAATCTATCTCGTCCTTTCTTATTTTGTTATACAAATCCGTGTAATATGTAAATAAAAAATTACATTCTGCCATCGCTTCTAAATGAAGCGATTCCGGCTCATCGAAATACTTCGCCTTTAACATGACTAAATTATTCACATTGTCTCTTAAAATATGACTGTGCTTTAACTCGCGTATTAATCCCGTCTGGTCTTCCACATTATTTACAGCAATCATCTTTTGTAAGTGAAGTCTCTGATTATCGTCCATTATATTATTATTTAGAATACTATTTTTAAGCCGTAACTCACCCAATATATTTATAATTTATGCTTTATATATTATATTTTTATATATTATACAATGACTATCAGTGCTCCCGCTTCAAATTTTGGAATTAAACCAATGCAAGTGGCACCAGCGCCACCCGGTTCGAATGGCAGCATACATCAAAATAATACCGCGCTGACAAATCGTTCAAATGATACCCAAATAAAGGCCAAATTCGGAGGTGCTAAAGGCGGTGCTAAAGGCGGTGCGGTTACG